CCAGACAACTGGACGACGAGTTTCGAGTTCACATCGGCAACGGTGCTGCGCGCGATCACTGTCCCCTGGGATGAGTTTCTCTGGGACTCAGGAGTCTGGTCATGGTAATCGCCGTCATTGTTCACCCAATTGACACCGACAAGCACCCGACGATCCCTGCAGGGTTTCGCTGGTGTGCACAGTTCGGCACCGATGCAACTGATGTGTCGAGCTACCTGAACGCAGGCTGGGAAGCCAACGCAACCGACGCTGCGATCACTGGCGAAATGGTTGCCAGCGCTGTGGCCAAGGCGCTGATGGTTCTTGGCATCCAGCGTGACTACGTCGGCGTCATCCAACTTGCCGAAGATCCGATCCCAGCAGAGGACATCTGAGATGCCATACACCACCATCGTCGCCGGAACCTATGCGACCGCAGCCTGGGCGAACGCCAACGTGCGCGATCAGACGATCGCACAGTTCGCCAGCACTGCAGCTCGAGACTCAGCAATCACTACGCCAGTCGAAGGCATGGTCGCAGCCATCACCGACACGAACCTGCTGACGATCTACACCGGCTCGGCTTGGATTGAGTACGGGCGCTACGGGGCATGGCAGTCGTACACGCCGACTTGGACCAACCTCACTGTCGGCAACGGCACAGTTGTCACGAAGTATGTGCGCATCGGCTCAATGGTTACCTACACCGGCAAGATCACCATCGGGTCAACCACGTCGATCAGCGGCTTCGTGTCAGTGGCCCTGCCGGTAACTGCTCAGGATTCTTTTATGAATGGCTCGGCGCGATACAGCGACGATGGGACTCGTGCTTACGTCGGAGCTGTCAACATCTCTGCAGGCGGCACATCGCTCGGCTTCACTCATTCCGAGTCCGGCGGCTTTGGTGCATGGAACGCCACCAACCCGTTCACGGTCGCAGCCGCCGACTTGGTCAGCTGGAACATCACCTATGAGGCGGCATAGTCATGGCCTACACAACCATCGTTAGCGGCACCAACATCACAAGCTCATGGGCAAACGCTTCAGTGCGAGACCAGGTTGTCTCGCCGTTTGGCAGCACCGACGCACGCACGGCAGCAATCACTTCACCCATTGCCGGCATGGTGTCAACGCTCACCACCAACGCAGCCACCGAAGGCGTCGAGGTCTACAACTCCGCCGGTCAGTGGAGAAAGCCTTGGAACATGCCGTGGGGCTACGTTCAATACACTCAAACAACGACATCTGTCACAAGCGGCACCAACGCAACCATCCTCACCGGCAACACGCTCAGCGTCGTCAACCGTCGTCGCTACCGCATCACCGGCTTTGTGCCTTTCTACTATTCGACCGCAGCGCTGAATACTGCGGAAGTTCAACTGGTCGTCGGCGGCACGGTCGTCAGCGGTCAGCGCGTCTTCACCTCGCAAGTGTCTTCTGGAGAGAACGGTGCCACGGTCGTGGCTTACTACACAGCCACAGCGACCAACGCTTCTCTGGCTTGCAACCTTTACTCGGCGGCAGTGGTTGGCACAGATCACCGATACGGCGCGTCTGCCACGCTGCCGATCTTTATCGGCGTCGAAGACATCGGCCCATCAGGAGCACCGGCCTAATGGCAACCGTTGAAGAAGTTCTTGAGCTCGAGCGCAGCTTCCTCGGCGAAGGTGGCCAGCGCTTCTGGGCTTGGTACCCAGCAAAGCCCGGCACCGCTTGGTGCGACATCTTCCAGAGCTACTGCCTGAGCGCCGTCGGCATCCCGACTCACTTCGCATGGGTGTCGGCTCACTTCGACTACTACCGAGCGCAAGGTCGCACCTCTTACGACGCGCGCGCTGCATCTCCTGGTGCGCTGATCGCCTTCGAATGGAACTCCACACCAGGCGGCTACGACCACATCGCAATGGTTGAGAGCGTCGACGCCAATGGAGTCACCGCTATAAACGGCAACGTGAACGGCTCACGAGTCCAGCGACTGTGGCACCCATTCAACGGCGGCGGCATCGCCGAGGTTGCTTTCCCTGAATACGACACACCAACTCCAAGTCCTGAGGAGGACGACGTGAAAGACGCTCTCATTCGTGACCCCCGTGACGGTGCGATCTATCGAATCACTCAGCCAGGAAACCTTGCCGTGCACCTTGACGCTGAAGCGTATGCCTCAGCAGTTGAGTCGGGCATTCCGATGATTGGCGACATGTCTCCTGGCGTGCTCGGCAACTTCGGCCTGGTGCCGTCAATCAACGCTTCCAAGAAATAACTCGTCATGTTCGCCCAAGCCTCGACGGCCATCAGCGACGGTCCTGGCTTCGGCGCTGCCGAATGGATCGCAATTCTTACCGGCATCTCTCTTGTGCTTGGTTCTATCACCACCTTGATTGTGGTGGTGTTGAAACTGCGCACCGAGAACCGTGACCAACACGATCACAATCTGCGCTCAAGTAGCGAACGCTTCGACGAAGTGATGAGCACCGTCAAAGACATCGACCACAAGGTCGAAGACGTGGCTGACAACCTGCAACGCCACGAGTTTGTGCATCACAAAGCCAAGCGTCGCTGGTAGTTCTTTCCCTCAACAGACGGGCGACTGCATGTCTGATCCAACGCGCACACACTTGGTCATTCCTGACACGCAAGCCAAGCCAGGAGTCCCGACTGCCCACCTTGAGTGGATCGGTGCCTACATCATCGAGCGCAAGCCCGACGTGATCGTCCACCTCGGCGACCACGCCGACATGCCAAGCCTGTCTAGTTACGACGTGGGCAAACGATCCTTTGAAGGTCGCCGCTACAACGATGACATCGAATCAGCAAACGAAGCCTTCGACATTCTGTGCGCACCGCTTGAGCGCTTCAACGATCACCAGCGCAAGATCAAAGACAAGCTCTACAAGCCCGAGCTGCACCTGACGCTCGGCAACCATGAGGACCGCATTAACCGGGCCACCAATGACGACCCGAAGCTGCACGGCCTCATCTCCACCGACGATCTCAACTACGCAGCGCACGGCTGGAAGGTGCATCGCTACCTCGAGCCAGTGTTCATCGATGGTGTCGGCTACTGCCACGTTTATGTCCAGCCGATGAGTGGCCGCCCGCTGGGCGGCGCAGCGGCAGGTCGACTCAAGCAGATCGGCCACACCTTCACAATGGGCCACCAGCAGACACTCGACTACGCCATCAGGTTCGTCGCCGGTCGAAGTCATCACGGACTCATCGCCGGCGCTTGCTACCTACACGACGAGGACTACAAAGGCCCGCAGGGCAACGCCCACTGGCGCGGCCTCATCGTCAAGCACCAAGTCGAAGACGGCAGTTACGACCCCATGTTCGTCAGCCTCGACTACCTCTGCCGCCGCTACGAAGGCGTCAGCCTCACCAAGTTCACACAAACCATCCACTGATCTCAGGAGATCACAATGGCAATCAAATCCGCAGTCGTCTCTGTCACCACCTCAGCCACGCAGCTCAACGCTGCCGACGCTGACAGCCAGGCTGGCGAGTCGGTCGTCATCTACAACGCCGGCGCATCGTCGATCTTCCTCGGCGGCAGTGCCGTCACCGCCGCTGCAGGCTTTCCCCTGGCTGCAGCTGCAACGATCGCGATCACTCTCGATGGTGGAGAGAACATCTTCGCCATCACTGCGTCGGGCAGCGTCTCGGCCAACGTGCTCACACAAGGCGCATGATCTCGCTAGTGGGCGGCCTTCGCCGTCGCCAGCGCATCTCATACAAACCGCCAGCAGGTGGCGCTAGTGGTCCAGCATTCCGTGCGGCCTCGAGCACGACGACGATCGCAGGCGGCGGTGGCTTCACTCTCACCGCTCCGACCGGCACCGCTGTCGGTGACGTTCTCATCGTGCAGATGTACGTCGACTCTGACCCGAAGTCAGGCGTAGCAGGAACCGCACCGGCAGGCTGGACGCAGCGAGGAATCGGAGACGACAGCAACTACCCGTTCCTGCCCTGGCGAACCTATTCACGCATCGCAACCGGCTCGGACTCGTTTGCGTGGACCGGCGGCGCTAACTGGATGAAGCTCACTGCTGCGATGATCGCCGTGAGCGGCGGCACTGCTGTCGACGTTGTGGGTAGTCGCACACTTACCGCAACCGCATCTTCAGTTACGACGACAACCTCACCGACCTTGCTGGTCGGCTTGTGGGCAACGCTTGAGAACTCAACGGCAGCGCCTGCCTCTATGACGGCGCGCGCAACGGTTAGCCAGACAGGCAACTCTCAGGTCATTGCTACCGAATCCCTTAGCGCCAGCGGGGCTACCGGCACACGCGTGTCTCCGACTAGCTCGGTAGCCGTTCGTTACTCTCAACTGATTGCGGTGAAGTAATGCGTTACATCGTCTCTGGACTCCACCGAACCGGCACCTCGGCGCTTGTGCGTGCGATCTCGGAAGCGTCAACGCTTACCGGCTACACCGACGCAGACGTTGAGGCAGTCATTCGGTCGCGAGAGATTGATCCTGCCTACAACCCAAACCCTGCCGGCTACTTCTCACACGGTGCAATGTTTGCGCCGATCGCCGGCTGGATCGCCGACACTCCCGACAGCTCAGTGATGAAAGCAGCACCCGAAGCCTTCCTCGAAGGGACAGGCTCCGAGCCGCTAATGGTCATCTTGACTGATCGACCAGCCGAGCAGATCGAAGCGTCGTTTGCTGCAGCGTTCGGCTTCGATGTGCCCGACCATCGCTACCAAGCGCGCGCGCAGGCTCAAGTAATCCTCGAGCAAGCGACGAACGTCGTGCTGAGCATCGTGAACTTTGCCGAACTGATCGACACACCTGACCAGGTGTTCGCCAGTCTCGCCGCCAGTGGCTGGCCGATTGACTCTGCAGCTGCTGCAGCGACGATCGACCCCACGCTCTACCGCAACCGATAACCCACCGCCTGCAGGGAGGCACTCGTGGACACTCAACAAGGACCACTCTGGGACTCAGTCACCGCCGAAGCCGATCGCCTGGTGCACGGCAATCGTGGTGCTCTCTACAACCACCCAAGCGTGGACTATGGGCGCACCGCTGAGATCTTTGAAGCGATCACTGGCGTCAGCCTCAGCGTGCCTGAGGCTGTCGCCTTCATGCTCGCAGTGAAGCTCTCACGCATCGGCAACGCACTCGATCAGCAGTTCACCGCCGACATGGTGCGTGACTCGATTGTCGACCTCGCCGGCTACGCCGACTGTCTCTTTGCTGTCTGGTCTGACGCCAGCGATGAGGCAATGGACGAGTCGCTGGTGGCTTTCCTCGACGAACTCGAAGATGAGTGAGCAGGTCTGGTCGTGGCTGATACTCGCCTGCGATCTGGCTGGCCTCGGCGTCTACGCGCTCGTCATCGAGCGTCGCATCTGGTGGGGCTGGTGCCTGACCGCATCACTGACAGGCGTGCCTTTTCTCGCCTACTCAACACTCGGACCTCAACCGCTGCCCGCCTTCACCGTCCTCGCCTGCGTGTGGATGGTCGTGCACCTTCGCAACGCCTACCTCTGGAAGCGTGAGTCGTGACCTGCATCGTCGGCCTCGAGCATGACGGCACCGTCATCATCGGCGGCGACGCCGCTGCAGTCGAAGACACCCGCATCACCCGTTACACCGACCCCAAGGTCTTCACCGTCGGCGAGTACCTCATCGGCTACTGCGACTCGTTCCGCATGGGCCAGTTACTGCAGTACCGACTCAAGGTGCCGAGGCAGATCGTCGATGACGACATGACCCACCTCTGCACCGTCTTCGTAGACGCCTGCCGCAAGCTCTTCCACCAGGGAGGCTTCGCCAAGAGCAGCGACAACGAAGACAGCGGGGGAGTGTTCCTGGTCGGCTATCGGGGCGCTCTCTACTGCATCGACGAGGACTACCACGTCGGGCGCTCAATGCTCGGCTACGAAGCCATCGGCTGCGGCGATCACCTAGCGCTCGGCTCACTGGCATCAACTCAAGGGGACCCAGCAGCTCGAGTCGAGATGGCACTGCGAGCAGCTGCGCTGCACTCAACCTCAGTCTGCGAACCCTTCACCGTTCTCACCCAATCAACACAGGAGCCATGACCATGTTCACCGCCACCTTCTGGAAGTCAGCCGCCGAGCGCGCGATCAAGACAGTCGCCCAAGCGCTCATCGCCGTGCTGGCTGCGACCACCTTTGACTGGTTCACCGCCGACTGGCAAGCCATCGCCGGCACCGCCGCCACCGCTGGCGTGCTCAGTCTTCTGAGCTCGATCGCTTCGGCTGGGATCGGCGACAAGGGCACGCCGTCGATCGTCGCTGGACCGGCCAACGCCACCATCCCACCTGGCTCAGAGATTCTCTGAGCAAGATCCCCGGCTCGATCACGCAGTCCCCTGCTGCTGCGAATGGAAGCGATCAGACCTTCAAGGGCTGAGCCCGCAACACCTAACTGAGCCGGTCTGCGAAGATCCCCCGCTAGTGCCAATAGGCCACGGCGGGGGATCTTCTGCGTTACGGCGTAACCATCAGCGACAAACCTGCGAGGGGCTTAGAGAGACACCTAGTGGGCAATCGCGCGATGTGTACCGACGTGTACCAGCAGCACCTGCGATGCCTTGTGTGCATTGGGCTCAGATCAATGTCATGGTTGTCTAGGAACCCCTCGACCTAAATCGCAATGCCTTGATCGCCAAGTGCCAGTTAGTCTCGCGATGAAGAAAACCGAGGGGGTTGGCGGGGGTTTTTTTGGTACACAAATTGGCGTTTTTTGTGTACCAAATGGTGTACCAGGGGCCCAAAATTCCAAGTGCCCCTTGAACGTGTAGAGGGCGCTTAAACCCCCCGGGAGGCAACTCCTTGTGGGTTCAAATCCCACTCCGGGCACTAGCAAAAACCCTGCAAAAAAGCGGGGTTTTTGTTGGTTTTGTGAAGAGTTGCGCCGACCTTGCTATCCTCCACCATTACCGGCATTTGCCGTACGTTTCCGCCTCGGTACACATTGAATGTGTACCGCAATGGGTACCGATTAGGGAGCAGCCAATGGCAGTCGACAACCATCGAGGCAAGTGGAGAGCGCGCTGGAGAGACGAGAACGGCACTCAACGAGCCAAGAGCTTTGAGACCAAGAAACAAGCCGCCGCTTACCTCGCTTCGGTCACCACCGACATCAAGCGCGGCTTGCGAACCTCTTACGACGGCTCAATCTCGATCGCCGAATTGGCCGAGATGTGGATCGACGCTTCGATCCATCTCTCGCCTGGCACCCTCTGGACATACCAGCGCGACCTGAACCGCTACATCCTGCCGACCTTCGGTGACATCAAAGTGTCAGCGCTCACGCCGCCAGCAGTTCAGCGATGGCTGGCTCAAGAGCTGCAACGTCTCGCGCCCTCAAGCGTTCGTCGTCACCATCGCACTCTTGCCACGATGCTCAACTGGGCAGTCGACCAGGGGATTGCTGCAAAGAATGTCGTCGACAAAGTCAAAGCGCCACGCATCCCTCGACGTGACATGGAGACCTTCACCGTCGAGCAGATCGAAGCAATCGCCGCTGCCATTCCTGAGCGCTACAAGTGCCTTGTCTTGGTGGCTGCCTATGGCGGTCTGCGCTGGTCTGAACTCGTCGGTCTGCGTCGCATGGATGTGCAAGGCGCGCGCGTCACCGTTGCTGGGCAGCTCATCTTTCTCAACAAACAATGGCTGCGAGAAGACCCCAAGACTGCAGCTGGCCGACGCACGATCGTGCTGCCTGAATCGGTAGCGATGGAACTGCAAGCACACCTCGAGCAGTTCACCGGCCCGAAGCCGAGCGACCTAGTCTTTACCTCGTCGTTCGGCAAGCCGATCGCTCAGAGCTTTCGACGCAACATCTGGTATCCAGCCTGTTACGCCGCCGGCATGGGGGACCAAGTCATCAGGAACTACAAGCCAGCCTTCGTCAACATGCCTCGCTTTCACGACCTACGCCACACCTCGGTTGCCCTGGCGATCAATGCTGGCGCTCACCCGAAGGCAATCCAGCAGCGGCTTGGCCACGCCTCGATCGCGATCACGATGGATCGGTACGGGCATCTAATGGCTGGCATGGATGCCGAGTTGGCTGGCGACCTCGACGATTTAAGGGGAGCAAACAGTGAATGAAGAAAGGCAACTTGGCCGGCTTCGGGATCTTTCTTGGCTGGTCGAATACACCGGTCTGAGTAAAGACACGATCTACGAGCTGGTCAAGCAAAACCGCATCCCCGTCACTCGCATTGATCGTCGGCTTCGCTTTGACATCGTCGCCATTGACAAGTGGATCACACGTAATACTCACAATAAGTAGTACCGCTTGCGCGTGACATCGGTCACGATTAGGTTGCAGACACTTAGCGGAGAATTGTTATTGAGACGGCGGTCGAAATGGCGAAGGCCGTTGGGGGGGGGGGGGGGGGGGGGGGGGGGGGGGGGG